AAGCTTTTGGACGTGTAGGGATTGGAGGAACTAGATCTGGATTTCATTTAAGAGCAGCAAGAAGAAATTTAAATATTTTATTATCTGAATGGGATAATAGAGGTGTACATTTATGGAAGGTAAAATTAGCTACAATTCCATTAGTATTAGGACAAGCCGAATATAGTTACACATCAGATCCTACAAATTATCCAAACGATATTAACGATGTATTAGAGGCATATATTAGAAATAATACATCACCAAATGCTTCACAACCTACAGATACTTCTTTAACTAAAATAGATAGATCTGCTTATGCAGCATTACCAAATAAATTATCACAAGGAACACCTTCACAATATTATGTACAAAGAACTTACAGTCCAAGTATCTTTTTATATCAAACACCAGGATCTGGATTTTCTAGTCAAAGTACACCAAGTAATTATCAATTAAGATTTTACTATCTTGCAAGAATTGAAGATGCAGGAAAATATACAAATACTCCAGATGTTGTATTTAGATTTTTACCATGTTTAACTTCAGGACTTTCTTATTATTTAAGTATTACTTATAAACCTGAAAAAACTGAAATGTTAAAATTAGTTTATGAAGATGAATTACAAAGAGCTTTAACAGAAGATGGTCAACGCACCTCGTTATTCATATCACCAAAAACATTCTATGGAGATGGTGTATAATGACAACTTTTGCTACAGGTAAGAAAGCTTACGCCATATCAGATAGATCTGGCCAACGATTCCCGTACGACGAAATGGTAACCGAGTGGAATGGATCTTTTGTTCATTTTAGTGAATATGAACCTAAACAACCACAATTAGAACCAAAAGTACCAGGAAATGATCCACAAGGATTATTAAATGCAAGACCAGATAGAACAGAACCATTGTCAGTTGTGTTATTAGCATTCAATCCATTATTATCAACAGCAGGAAGTTCTACAATTTTAGTAACAGAACCTGGTCATGAAAAAACAACAGGAAATAAAATTATATTTACAAATGTAAATGCATTAAATGGATTTACTAATGCAATGTTAAATACAACACTTGGATTTTCACTAACAGTAGTTAATACTAATCAATATACAATTAATGCTCAAACTACCGCGAGCGCGAGCGGGAACTTTGGTGGTCAACCTTCCGTTGGTCCTTCAGCAGTTGCATTACCTAATAATGCTTTTGAAGTCACAGCAGGTAGTTCTACTATACAAGTTAATCAACCTAATCACGGTAAAGTAACAGGTAATACTGTTCAATTTCAAAGTTTAACAGTAGTTAATGCTTTTTTAACTTCTTCAGGATTTCAACAATCAGTATTAACAACTTCAACTGGATATAGTATAACAGTTGTTAATTTAGATAATTATCGTTTTAACGCATCGTCAGGAACTGGTTTATTAAATACAACCATTGGCGGCGGATCGGCGACAGCGGAGACAATATAGTATGGCACTAACATATTCACAATTAGTAACACAAATTAGAAATTATACAGAAGTAGATAGTAATGGATTATCTGATTCTACTGTTTCTATTATAGTTCAAAATACTGAAAATAGAATTTATAGAGAATTAAATATTGATGCTTACAGATTATATGCATCAGCTGTTACAACTGCAGGAACAACTACAATTTCTGTACCATCGGGACTTCGTAATATTAGATATGTTGAAATGATTTCTCCAAGTGGAGAATTTACTACATTAGAACAAAAAGATAGTTCTTACATGGCAGAATTTAATAATTTTCCAGCATCTTCTACTTATTATGAAAAACCAAGATATTGGGCAAACTGGAATGAAAATACGTGGTTTGTAGCTCCAACACCTAATACAACTTATGCAATTAATATTGCTTATTATTCACAAGGAACTTCTATAACTGCTGGTAATTCAGCAACTTCAACGACTTATATATCTACTTATGCCCAAGATTTACTTCTTTATGGTTCTTTAGTTGAAACATATAAATACTTGAAAGGTCCAGCAGATATGATACAAGTTTATGAACAATCTTATCAACAAGCGAGAGAATCTTTCGGTGTTGAACAAACAGGTAGAAGAAGAAGAGACGAATATGTTGACGGAGAACCTAGAGTTGTAGTAGATTCACCGCCACCAGGAAAATAATAAGGAGTTAATATGGCAAACATAGTACCAGATAGTTTTAAGGAAGAATTATTTGAAGCGATTCACGATTTTACAGCTTCTACAGGCGATACATTTAAAATAGCTTTATACAATACCGTTTCAGGTTTTGCTGCTGCAACAACTACAGTTTATGCTGCAACAATCGGATCAAGTGTTGAAGTGACAGGTACAGGTTATACTGCCACTGGAGCGACTCTTACAAATATTTCACCAACAGTTGCACAGAATGTTGCATTCGTAGATTTTAACGATGTAACTTTTACAACAGCAACTATTACTGCAGCCGCTGCTTTAATTTATAATACATCAAATGGAAGCAAAGCAGTTGTTGTATTAGATTTTGGTGGTAGCAAAACTTCAACAAACGGCGACTTTACTATTCAGTTCCCAGCAGCGAATTCAACAAGCGCAATCTTGAGAATATCGTAGTAGTTCGCCATAAAAAATTATGGCTAATAATACTTGGGGAATACATCCATGGAGTCAAGGCGAATGGGGTCAACAGACTACTGATGTAACTGTTGAAGTAGGTATATCACAAGGTTGGGGCAGAGTTACGTGGGGCGAAGGAGCGTGGAATGAATCAGTTCCAATCAATGCTCTATCATTAAATTCAGGAACCATTTCTATAATCGGTAAAGCAGAAGTTGCTTTAACCGGAAATAATTTACAAGTTGAAACAGGTACAATTACATTTGCTGGTAAAGCAACTGTTGAAGTTACAGGAAATAATTTAACATTAACAATTGGCAATGCCATTATCACTGCAAAATCTAATGTTGATGCAGAGACAAATTTATTAAATATACTTGTTCAAAGTCCAAATATTCTTGCAGGTGGATCAGTAACAGATGCTGTTGTTGGTGAAGAATTAGATGTGGCTGTTGGAACAGTATCATTTAGTTTAGATGATGTATTTACTGTAACAGGATCAAGTGTTCAAATAGGAGTAGGTCAAGTTGAAATTCAATTACCAACTATTATTGATGCAACAGGTTCAAGTGTTGTCACATCTGTAGGCAATGCTGAAATAAGTGGTAAAAACTTTGTAGATGTAACAGGTAATGAAGTTAGCGTTGCAGTTGGCGATCCTACTTTTTCACTAGGATTAGGAGTCACGGCTACTGGCTCTACTGTAACAGTTAATGTTGGCACAGTTAACATAGAATCAAGATATTTTGTTACAGGGAATCAAGTTAATATAGGAACAGGAAGTCTTGTAATATCTACAAAAGCTGTAGTAGAGCCAACAGGAAGTGTATTGACAGTAGGTTCAGGAAGCCCTATTATATATGGCTGGAATATTATAAATCCAACAACAGGTCAAAACTGGTCTGCTATAAACCCAATAACAGGACAAACTTGGGTTGATATAACTTAATAAAAATGATATAGGGAATATAATATGGCAAGTACATTTAGTAATTTAGGTTTAAACTTACAAGCAACTGGCGAAAACTCCGGTACATGGGGTTCAATCACTAACGTCAATTTACAAGAAATAGATAATGCAATCGCAGGTGTAGTTACAATTACACTAACAGGAAATACAACTTTAGCATTTACAACAAATTCATCTTCAACAACATATACTGACGAAGCAGGAAGAAATAAAACAATTATTTTATCAGGCTCATTATCAGCAACAACAGTAACAGTTACAGTTCCAAACATTGAAAAAGATTATGTTATTATTAATAATTCAGGTGGAACAGCAACCATTTCATCTGGTGGTTCAACAACTGTATCTATTTTAACAGGTTCTAAAAACTATGTTATCGTAGATCCTTCTACAACTTCAGTTATTTCAGCTGTTCCAGCTTCAAGTCCAGGTGGATCAACTAATCAAGTACAATTTAATTCTTCAGGATCTTTTGCTGGTTCCTCTACTTTTACATTTGATGGCACTACAGCAACAATTGTTAACGCAGTATTCTCAAGTACAGCTAATTTAACAACTCAATCTGAATTAAGATTTCAAGATACAACAGGTGGTCAATATGTTGGATTA